CGGGCAGCATTGGAAGGTCCACGTCGACCAGGTGCTGACGGCGGACGACGAATGGCGTGAGAACTTCACCAAGATGATGGAGAAGCAGATCAAGCCCTTCCTCAACTCTGCAAGCGCCATCCTGCCGGAAATGGACGGCTACACATACACCCAGGTCAGCGGAAACTCCGCCGGAGCTGTCAAGAGCGACGAGATCCGCAACCTGATCGCCTCCATCTGGGCAGAGACCAGCCGGGCCTTCCTGATCCCCTCCGCTCTGATCGCCGGAAACCAGCAGGACACCACCGTGGCGAACCGGCAATTCCTGACCGACGTGATCGACCCGCTGGCCCGGATGATCGAGCAGGAGGCAAACCGGAAGCGCTTCACCATGCAGGAGTACCTCGCGGGCGACCGGCTGACGGTGGACACCTCCGCGATCGTTCACTTCGACGTCTTCAGCAACGCCGCCAACGTGGAAAAGATCATCGGCAGCGGTCTGAAGTCCGTCAACGAGCTGCGGGCGCTGATCGGCGACAGCCCCATCGACGAGGAATGGGCAGATCGGCACTTTATGACCAAGAACATCGGCACCACCACCGAGGCGGAGGGAGGTGAAAACGCATGAGCAACGCAAAAACCATGAAACCCGTCCAGATTCTCCGCCTCGATCAGAGCGCGGAGGTCTACATCTTCGGCGACATCGTCTCCTCTCAATGGTTTGAGGACGAGACCAGCGCAGATAGCTTCCGGCGGGAGCTGCAGGACCTCGCCGCTGACGGCGTGACCCGGCTGAACGTCCACGTCGACAGCTACGGCGGAGCCGTGAGCGCCGGCTGGGCGATCTACAACGTCTTGAAGGACTTCCCAGGCAGCGTGGACACCTTCGCCGACGGCTTCGTGGCCTCCGCTGCGGTCTACCCCTTCCTGGCCGGCAAGAACCGCTACGCCAACCCCATGAGCGCCTTCTTCCTCCACCAGGCGTGGACCGTGGCAGACGGAAACGCCGACGAGCTGCGGAAGGCTGCCGACGACATCGAGAAATTCAACGCCATCGGCCTGGAGGCCTTCGCTGCGGCCGGCATGGACAAGGACAAGATCCTCGAGCTGGAGAGACAGGAGACCTGGCTGAACGCTTCCGAGGCGCTGGAGCTGGGCCTGGCCACCGAAATCCTCGACCGAAGCGACGGCGAGGACAGCGCACAGCAGTCCGTCCGCGGCATGATCCTGAAGGCCCTGACGGAATATAGCCGCCAGAGGCGCGAGAATGGCCCACAAGAGGCCGAGCCCGAACAACGAGAAACTAACCCCGGGACAGGCGACGCCCCGGGAGAAGTTAATGACAACAACCTGATGGCCTTTTTGACAAGGCACACTACAAAGGAGTGAAAAAGATGAGAAACCTTAACAACCGCACCACCGACGCTATCATCGCCGATATGTCCCAGGCCATCAAGGCTGACGACAACGGCAAGTTCGTCCAGCTTATCAACGAGCTGGTGGACAACACCCGCCAGGAGCTGACCGCCGAGCAGGAGGAAAAGCTCAACGCCATGCAGCGCGAGGCCGACCAGGCCGCCATGACCGCCAGAGGCGAGAAGCCCCTGACCTCCGCGGAGCAGAAGTTCTACACCGAGCTGGGCGAGGCCATGCAGTCCCGCGATCCCCAGCAGGCCCTGAGCAACCTTAAGGACGTGATGCCCGAGACCGTCATCAACCGTGTGTTCGACGACCTCCGCACCCGTCACCCCCTGCTGTCCGCGATCAACTTCATCCCGAGCGGCGCGAACATCAAGGTCATCCTGAACGCCAACGGTCAGAACGAGGCCGCCTGGGGCGAGCTGTGCGACGAGATCGTCACCGAGCTGGCCGGCGGCTTCCAGGTCGTCAGCTCCAACCTTCTGAAGCTGTCCGCCTTCCTGCCCGTCTGCAAGCAGGGTTTCACCTTCGGCCCCGCCTGGCTGGACCGCTACGTCCGCGAAACCCTCTATGAGGCCATCGCCAACGGCATGGAGGCCGGTCTCGTCAACGGCACCGGCAAGTCCGAGCCCATCGGCATGACCCGCCAGGTCGGCCCCGGCACCACCGTCACCAGCGGCGTGTACCCCAAGAAGGCCGCCGTCAAGGTCGCCGACTTTGACATGGCCACCATGGGCAAGCTGATCTCCCTGATCGCCGCCGACGACAACGGCAAGGCCCGCGACATCCGCGACCTGCTCCTCGTCTGCAACGTCACCGACTACTACACCAAGATTCTGCCCGCCACCCAGATCATGGCCCCCGACGGCTCCTACCGTTCCGCCCTGCCCTACAACGTGCGGATCGTTCCCGTCTCCCGCGGCCTGGATCAGGGCGAGGCCGTCTTCGGTCTTGGCTATCGGTATTTCGCCGCTGCCGGCATGGATCCCGATGGGAGCATCGAGTACAGCGACCACTACCGCTTCCTGCAGGACCAGCGCGTATACCTGATCAAGGCCTTCGCCAACGGCTTCCCCATGGACGGCAACGCCTTCCTGCTGCTCGACGTTTCCAACGTCCAGCCCGCCCGCTACCTGGTGCAGACCTCCGAGGAGGTTCCCGCCTCTGACGCCAACCTGGTCAGCCTGAAGGTCGGCGCTCTGGCCTTTGACAGCGCCTTCGATCCCTCCGACACCTCCTACACCGCCAGCACCACCAACGCCTCCAACGTGGTCAAGGCTGTCCCCGCTGACGCCGACGCCGAGCTGATCGTGAAGCTGAACGGCACCGAGATGCCCAACGGCACCGCCGCCAAGTGGGCCGCCGGATCCAACACCCTGACCGTCAAGGTCATCGCCGCTGACGGCAGCACCAACAAGACCTACACCGTCACCGTCACCAAGTCCTGATCGAGGGGAGGGCGGCCAAATGAGTGAAGCAAGCGCGGCCCTGCTGGCCGCCGTAAAAACTTACCTCCAGATCACCTGGACGGACGAGGACACGGACAGCCGCCTGTCTGAGCTGATCTCCAGCGGCGAGGCGTACCTGAACGACAAACTCGGAGACGCCGGGGACTATGATGCCCCCGGCTATCCGAGGACCCTGTTGCTTGAGTACGTCCGATACGCCAGAGACGGCGCGCTGGACGTGTTTGAAAACAATTACCGCTCGATGATCCTTGCCATGCAGCATGAAAGGCTGGTGGATGCCTATGCCGTCTCAACGTAAAACTCCATTCAGGCCGCGGCAGCGGACGGAGATTTCCCAGGCCTTCAATGACGGCGTTGTGAAGATCCTCGCCGTGACAGACGGAGCTTCCGGCGGCTTTCTTCCGTCCCCTACCCTGTCGGAGCGCCTGAAGCTCTGCTATCAGGAGCGAAAGCTGGGGATCAGGCGGTTCTATGACGCGAAACAGAACCAGATCCATGTGGAGCGTGTGATTCGGGTCCCCAAACAGCAGCAAAACATAACGAATCAGGACGTCGCCGAGACCGAGGACGGAAAACTGTACCGCATCGACCTGGTCCAGCCTGTCCCTGACAGCTATCCTCCTTGCGTCGACCTGACCCTGACAGAATATAGCCAGGGTGTGATCGAGATCAAGCCGGTTCCGCCGATTGACCAGGAAGGAGGCGACGGCGATGCCTGATACCGTCCCGAGCTGGGCGACAAAAATCATCAACGCCCACAAGGCCGTGACCCCGACCGCCGTGTCTCACGCTGCGAGGATCAAATCCGACCGCTATTTTGTCTGGAATGAGGACGACGAGAACGATCTGAACGCCGACAACATCCACGCGGAGCGAGGCGTCACAGGTCACACGGACCTGTTCACCAAGCGCGAGTTTGATCCCTGGGCTCCGGCCCTCGGCGCCGCCTTCGACGCCGCCGGCATCGCCTGGGAGAAGACCGGCGCCACCTACGAGCCGGACACCGGCTTTATCCACCATTCATGGGACTGGACGGTGATCTGATGGCAAAGATCACCTTTGAAGGCCTGGATGAATACATGAAAGAGTTTGACGGGATGCTGAAGCGCGTCCCGTCAATTGTCAACGCCTCCCTCTACGACGGCGCCGGCATCGTGGCCGACGCCGTCCAGGCGGAGATCAAAGACCTGACGGAGCTGACGCCGGAGGCCCGGAAGGGCCTGTCCCAAGGGCTCGGCGTCGCCCACTTCTGGCAGGAGAACGGCGCGACCGTGACCAAGATCGGCTTTGAGGGCTACAACTCCAAACGGACGAAGCGCTGGCCGAAAGGTCAACCGAACGCCATGATCGCCCGCAGTCTGATCCGCGGGACCTCGTGGATGCGGGCGAACAGATTTGTCCAGAGAGCCACAAAGAAAGCCCGCCAGGGCTGCGTTGAGGCGATGAAAAAGCGCCTCGATGCGGAATTTCAGAAGCTACCAATCTCGAAATAAAAACAAAGTAAAGGAGCGAAAAAAATGGCTATTATTGGCTGCTCTTATCTCAAGTACGCGAAATACGCCGCGGCTGCCGGCGTCGTCTCCTACTCTGACGGAGGCACCGCGGCCAAGCTGGTGAGCCTCAACATCAGCCTGGACAGCGCCAGCGACAACGACTTCTACGCCGACAACGCGATCGACGAAACCGACACCCAGTTTGCCGGCGGCACCCTCACCGTCAACACCAACGATCTGACCGACGACGTGGCCAAGGTGATCCTGGGCCTGCAGGAGGAGGCCATCAGCTCCATCACCGGCGTTACCGACACCGGCGTCAAGGAGCTGATCTACGACAACCGGCAGCTCACCCCGCACCTGGGCATCGGCATGGTGGTCAAGCACATGAGAAACGGCGTCCCCGCCTGGACCGGCGTGATCCTGGCAAAGGTCCTTTTCCAGGTCCCCGCAGACGCCGCCGAGACCCAGGGCCGGACCATTTCCTGGCAGACCCCGGAGCTGACCGCTGCCATCATGCGCGACGACAGCGCAAACCAGGTGTGGAAAAAGCAGGCGACCTTCACCACCGAGGCCCAGGCCATCGCCTACATCAACGACCGGCTGAATATCAGCGCGGCCTGATCGCCTGACGGCAAAAGGAGGTCGACAGAATGGAGTACACGCTGAGAATCAACGGCAAGGAATACCCGGCCCGGTTCACCGTCCGCGTGGCCATCCGGGCAGCGGAACGGAGAGGCGGGAGCCTGTCGAAGATGTTCCGAAACGAAAACCAGTCCGAGTTTTTCGCGGACCTGATCTGGCTGGCCGTCGAGATGATCAAGGCCGGCGCGGAGATCCGCGAAAAAGAAACCGGACACGTCACAGAGATCCCCGCCGAGGACGAGCTCCTCGACACGTTTGACCATGCCGATCTGCTGGAGCTCCAGGCTCAAATGCTGACGGTTATCAACAAGGACGAGCCCACCGTCAAAGCGGAGGGCAACTCAAAAAACACAGACGCCACTTCGGAGAATTAGGTCCGGAGTGGCTTTTGTGGTATGCGATGCGGGTGGGTTTTTCCTATGAGGAGGCCCTCCTGCAGCCGGTAAGCCGCGTGCAGACGCTGATGGCCATCGAGCAGATCAAGTGCGAGGGCGCGAAGCTGGCGGAGGATCCGGTCGACGTCTTTGATCCTGAGACCATGGACATCGACCGGGTCTTTCCTGATTGGAAATAACCCGAAAAAGAGGTGAAATAAATGCCGGTAGACATTGGCCCGAAAATAGGCATCCAGGGCGAGCGCGAGTTT